TCATGAAGGCTGATAGCCCATGCGTCAAGCTGTGAGTAAGTATCGAGATCGATTACTTTCTTTTTTGCCATGTCAAAAATTATCGCTCGAGAAGTATGTTGTAGATCTCATCGACACGCGAATGAAGGCGCTTAATTTCAGATAGCAAGTGAGTAATGACGAAGCCTGAGAGGCCGCCTACTACTGCAAGGCTTGCAAAGTAAAGGGTGAAAAAGTCTGTCTGTGTCACTTTTTCTCTACCGTATCTACAGCCGTCTCGATTGCATCTACTAGGATGTCAGCAACTGCCTTCTTTGCTCTATAAGACTTGATCGCTGTACGGATCACAGGGATCGCTATGAGCCCAAGTGTTGCATAGATAATTGCTTCCATTAGTTTCCACCTATCATTGGGATATTAAAGAATGAACTGTCTTCATCGCCCTTGATAGTAAAGCTGACGTGCGCGTGATGATTATGCTTATTGATCCCATCATAAGGACGCCAAGCCCAAGCCTTCTTAGATGAGGCAATCTTGCCGTCGAAGATGATGTAACTAATTCTCTTATTGCCAGACTTTGCTGCGACTCGAATCTGATCAACCAAGTCAGGCATGAGATCGGGCTTTCCTTTTTTCCCTGAAAGGTCGCGGTCAACATCGATGGCACGTACCCATCCTTGCTCATCTGGATTATGATCAGACTTGCGTGCAGCGTGTCGAGTGTCGCCGATCCAGCCGTCCGAAGTTCGATCTCTATCGGGGAATGCATCGTCAATCTGCTCGCGTAGTTGGATCGCTGACTTACTCAGGCGCGGCTTCACAGGCTACACACTCCCACTTCTTTAGATCGCTAAGCGTCAATTCTGGATGATTGCATGGCATAGGTGCAATAAATGCATCATCAATCGGATCGTAGGTATAACCGATCCCTGCATAGTTATAACGGATCTTGCCGTTGTAACTAGTCCGCTTGCAGACTTGACCTTTTACTTCCGAGTAGGCTTGCTCCCAGTCGGTTATGCCGTCAACTTCTTCCCATTCGTCGCGCCCTGCGATGACTGCTGTGACGATGTTATTTTCATCGAGGAATGCATAGTGAGCCATTAGACAGTCACCGTTCCTGTTCCTGCTGTGAATTGATAGACACGATATCCAGCGCGTGTCGGCTGTGTATAAACTAAAGTGCCACCGATTGAGCTAAGAGGCGCAAAAGTGTCTGGATAAGCAAGGATGACAATTCCAGAACCGCCAGAACCTGCGCCACCAATATTGTTCACGCCACCATCGCCGCCATTGCCAGTATTGACTGCTCCAGAATTGATTGAGCCGCTGGCATAATTACCTTTACCACCGACTGATCTAGTAACTGCTGTACCGTTGATTGAAGAAGATGATCCTACGCCGCCAGCTCCGGGGGTATTGCTAACTGGGGCTCCACCTACGCCGCCAGCGCCACCACCACCTGCTGATGCTGATGCTGAGCTAGGAAAGTAGTCACCGCCCGCATTGCCCTGACCTGATGGAGAGGCTGCACCGCCAAGATTTGTCGAACCTGTGCCAGTATAAGCTCCACCGCCGCCAGAACCACCAGCTGCACCGCTACCAGAAGATTGTCTGCCACCTGTGCCGCCACCTGTTGAGGTTATGGATGAGAAAATCGAATTGACTCCGTTAGAGCCTTCTCCACCACCTGCGCCGATTTCGACAGTAAAGGATGCACCAATGCTAAAACTATTAGCAGTTCGATATCCCCCTGCACCACCACCACCTGTGCCTGTGTTGGTAAATCCACCGACTGCAACGCCGCCGCCTGCTCCGCCTGCGATTACTAAATAATCGACAGAAGTAGGTTTAACGGCTCCCTGACTTTGTGTGATGGCTGCAATTACGTTAGCGATCATTACGAGATCGCGCCCACTACGTACCACGCATCTGTGCCTGTTTTAATACATGCAGCAGACTTATATTGTGCAAGGGTAGGAGATGCTGCCGTAGCTCCAGCAGATAAGACTGTAGTAGTGCCAGGTGTTACAGCGGAAATCGTGCATAGACCAGCGCCAATGTTTAAGATTGTTAGGACTGTGCCGATAGGGAATGCTACTGAGGCGTTAGTAGGGATCTTATAGGCGATCGCTGTTGCCTTGTTCATGAGCTCTAATACCTGATAGGTATCTGCAATCACTGCCGTGTAATCCGCAGTCTGAGCTGCGCCGATGGTAAAGGCTACTAGGCCGTTATAGTCTGCGGCTGTAAAGATGTCGCCTGTTGTCGCTGGAAAGCCTTCTGCCATGATTTATCTCCTAGTATCCCATTATGGATTGTCCGATTATACCGTAAGTGCTAGATCCTATGATGAACCCTTCAACTATAGGCTCAAGTGTTGTCACTGTGCATTTCATGCTATTAGGGGTTATGTCCCACGCCAAGCCCTGCGCTTGCAAGGTCTTAACGATTGTCGAGCCGTCAGGCTGGACGTTAGTGATCTCTAAATTTTGAAAATAGTCTAGGCCGATCATTGTGTCTGTAGGCACGTCTGGATCTAATAGATCAACCGTCATGGCATCGATGCGGATTGTCGTCTCTTTACGAGTTGCCACGTAGATGTCTGCAATGTTCTGAACCTGTGCGTCTGTCTGAGCCACTAGGTTTTCGACGTTCATACCGTGAGGAAAATACTTAGCAATAGAGTCAGCATCAAATGAGGAGACTGTAGACCCTCCTACTCGAGTCATAGTTGCATCATTTATAATGAGCTTGTCATCAAAGGCAAACTTAAGGTCTGAATAGGGGATGCCAGTGGTTTGGTTAAACTGGATCGGGGTTGCCGCTAGAGATCCAACCACATCCTCACGATCCTTAAACTCTGCTGTGCCATCTGTGCGAATAAAGAATGCTCCCTGCTCAGTGAACTCTGCAACCTGTAGGGCTGTGAGGCTTGAGCGTGTAGTGGCTGGATCGGCTTGGCAGGTAGTCGAGCCTGTATCTATGATCCTCATGTTTGCTGGAAAATCTACTTGATCGAGGATCTTGCCTATGCGAGTGCCAGTGGTCTGTCCAGCGCTTGAGTCTGCGATAGTTGACACGTTAGCCATTGCAAAGAGGCGAAAGGCGTCAGAGCAAACTAGGTCGACATAACCAATCTCCTGACCTTGAGGGTAGGTGTATCTATAGTCCTGAACATAACCTGAAAAGAGAAAGTGCTGTGTTGTAGCAGTAGTCGCAGCTACGCGGATCTTACGAAGAGGAGTAAGAAAGCCAAAATAAGGAGAAGATACATTTTGAGGGTTAAAGTAACTTTGAGGATCTAACACTCGAACTGTGCATGAGCCAGCCTCATAGGTGTCACGCATGATGTTACGCCCACGACGGATCGTGATTTGTCTAGTTACATCGCTAAGATCGACAACAGGATCTGGCACTTCTGAACTGGCAAACTGACTGACTCCTATGACGCCGTACTTCTCATCTCCGATAGTAAAAGGATAGCCAAAAGTAGCGCCTTGGCTAAAGTCAAAGGAGACTGAGATTGTTGCTGGAAGGGTCATTCTGCGATGTTGCCGAATCTGCCTTGTCGGTTACTGCGACTTGCCGATCCTGATAGTCCTTGATTAATTGTTGAGTCACGTATTGCGCTGCCCACTGTTTGACCATCTAGATAAATTTGAATGTTGAGCAACTGGCTTTCTGCCGCTTGGGCTGCGTTGTAAGCTGTCGCCAATTCCATTTGTGCATCTGAAAAAGATGAAGAGACTTCTACTGGCTTTTCGCCAAGAGTTGATACTGAGACTCCTAAAGAAGCAGCTGTCCAAGCCAATACATCTGCAGGGATCTTCCAATTCTCGTACGGGTTTGGAGCCTTAGGAGTAGCAAGCAGGGCAGCCTGTAGAAGATTGTTGCGTTTGACTGCCTCTTCTAATTGACCAGCTAGCTTTGTTGCTAAAGTCTCGTTCTTATCTAGCAGCGCGATCTGTAGCTGTAGGGATAAGCGATCGCTCTCACTAATCTTACCCTTCAAGGCTGCTGCTAGTCCGATCTGTTCTAACTCGAGCATCCGAGCAGACTTTTCTAGTGCTGTTTTTTTCTTGGCCTCTGCTAATTGCTTGCCTTGCATTCTTGCTAGTTCTTTTGCACGCTTGTCCGCATCTGCTTGCAGTTTGGCCGCTGCCGCACGTTCTGCTGCTGTTGCATAGATACCGACAGGCATTGAACCGATGTAGCCCATCTTGATTTGATTGAAAGATGCCTTAAACATCTTCTCCTGTAGATCGATGATCTTTACAACATCATTCTCATAATCGTCGAAAGGGTTTAACGATGCCAAGATAGCTTGGTCAGATGTCAAGTAGTAAAGTTTCTTAAAGCCAAAGACTGCTGTTGCAACCATGTCAGCAATTTTGGATGCCAAGCGTTCAATCTTGGCCACGAACTCCTGTGGATCTCCTGCTGCAAAGGCAGAGATAAGAGACTCGACTAAAGCCCCACCGATCTTCTCAGATGCCTCTCCTGCTGCTGTGTTGATTAGTTGAAACTTGCCAGCATAGGTGTCAAGGTAATCTGCATTAGCACCCTTGAACTGATCAGATAGTTTGGCCTGCACATCAGCAAACTTCATTGTCTTGAGTTCTGCCTTGGTTAGCCCTAGGTTGTACTTACCTAGTCCTCTGGTCTGTCCAAGATAAGCATTGGCTAAATCTTGCACCACTGTTTCGTATTCGATGCCAGAGCCTGCTGAGATGTCAGTGGCCTGTGTAAGTAGTTCTTGAGCCTTTGTGACAGATCCAGTTGTCTGCAATAGTTTCTGCATTGCTGGACGTAATTGATCATCTGTGATGCCTGTGGCCGCGCTGAGACCAGAGATAAAAGACTCAATGCGAGGAGTCTCAAAGGCTATGCCTAGATTTTTGACTGCAATTGATAACTGACGAGCGGCCTTTTCATCTGCAATAAATGCTGTCGCGGCCTGCTTGCCAAACTTGATGACCGCTGCTGTGGATAGACCGATGCCTGCTGCGCCTGCTAGTTTCTTAAAGTTCTTTGTAAGGCCAGTGATTGCCTTGTCTGTTTCCTTAAAGGCCTTCTTGCCTTTGTTTTCAACAATTATGGGGATGCGTAGTTCAGCCATTAGCCATTGCCTTTCGCGTTAAACTTATCGGCAGCTTTCTCAAGCGCCTTAATGACTCCAGCCTTAGCCTTGCCTTCATCTTCTTTGTAAGCCTTAAATAAAGCGCGGCCTGACATCTTGCCACTGCCTTCTAGTGGTCTAGGCAGAACTGAGACGAACTTACCTCTGGACTTACGGCCAGCCCAATCATAAATGACTGCAGCTGCTCTCTTGCTGTGGATAGATACGGTTGAAGACCAGCCTTGAGCGTTGGGCTTAGTCGGTGTCAGCTTATAGCCTACGCCTCGACGTGCCTCGCTTGCATCGTACATTGGAAAGGTTGCAGTCTTAACTTCATGCTTGACGAAACCTGAAGGCATTTGATCATTAGATGGCAGGAAGCCTTTTGCCTTTTTGACTAGAGGCTTAAGAAACCCAACCATCTCCTCACGTGTTTCTTTATCTAGATCAGGAGAAAACTTCTTCAGGGCTTTGCGCAGATCGTTAGCGCCTTTTAGCTCTGTAGGCATCGCTCTGCTCCTTTGCTCTATCCTTCAGCGCCTTTAACAGCATCTGAAGCATTGTTGAATCTAGATCAATCAAGTGTTGTGGAGGGATAGCCGTCTCAATGCTCAATCGAGCGATGAGATAGTGGATGCTATCCCTGCCTAGGCCAAAGGGTCAGACTCAGCAACCTCTACACTCTTTAGAGTTTCGAGGAAGTCGCCGCCGAATGGCTTGACTGTGACTCCACTTAGTCGAAGGCCTTCCCATGCAAGCCAATAAACATCGCTTTGCTTTTCATCATCGCGAAACGCTTTGTGAAAACCCTTTTTAGCAAACAATTCGAAGGCGTATTCAAGGCGTGGGGTGATTTCAATCTCCGTCACGCTGTTGTCTGCCATCGTTACTATTAACTTTGCCATGCTGTTGCCCCTTTGTTTAGTTTCTTAGAATGTGCCTGTTGTGGCAACTACTGTAGTGCCTGAGACGTTAAATGTCAGGCTCTGCACTGCGAGATCAGCGACTGCGCCGTTGATGTCTGTTGTGCCGTTGATAAGGCATGTCATTGTGTAGAGAGGGTTAGTTGCAGATACTGCAGTTCCCTTTTCCTGTAGGAGGACTACTGTGACGTTTGTTCCCCAAGCAGCTTGCAAAGTCTGAAGGACGTTTGCTGTTGCTGTGTCATTAAGGAAGTCGATTGTGATTGATGATGCTTCAAGGCCTTTAACGAACTTATGTCCGCCATCGCCCATTGCTGTCACTTCAAGCTCGTCAAAAGTACGGTTGAGTGTTACTGCTGTAACGTGATCTGAGAGATCGACTGAGTTTAACTTCACGCCGACCTTGTTGTTTAAGAATACAGCCATGAGATTATTCCTCGTCTTTCTTAGTAGTTACTGGCTTAGGTGTTGATGGTGCTACCTGCCCGATCTTGATCAGGAAGGCCTCTTGCTCTTTTTCCCACTCGGACATTTTAGCTCCAACTCGTTAGGACTGAGATATTGATGTTACATGTAAGTAGATCACCCGACGCTGCAGACAACACGGCTGGAGCCGTTACATCTGAAACATTGTAGGTGTATGAGGATGCCGCTAGTAAATTAAAGACTCTTACTACGTCTTCCTCAATGCCGTTGAGATTGCCCTCATTGTCCAAGAGGGGAACCATGATACTCACAACGAAGTTTGCCATCGGTGAGATTGTTGCATTCCATCCGTTAGATGGAGAAAGGTAAGGATCTGCTGGAGCAATGACTACGCTGTTAGCAATAACGGTCGCAGGAGGGAATGAGAAGACCGAGTATTTTGTGTTGTCTGTAAGAGCGGCTGCAAGGCCTGCGCGTAGTGTTGAGATGGCAGACATCAGCCCACCATTGAACGCGGATCAAGATAAGGTGCAAGGAGGCCACGGACGCGAGCGAGAAGTGTGTTTCCCATGCGATACGGTGAAGGCTGATAGCCATCAATGGTCACGCCGCCTGAACTTGGAGCCTGACGGCTTTGCCAGATGTCGATCGAGATCATGAGAGATGCTTCTTG